CGCCCAGCCATAACCGCCTTCAAGTGAATGAGACGTTTGGAAGTAACCCGTCCCTGGTCGTTCAAAACCAAGAACGGCCGCTGGACCCTTGAGCCTAAGGTGCCCCGTTGGGTGCCAGAGATCGTAGCCTTGGCCGCTGAAAGCGACGGGGTGACGAAAATGGCTCAGCCCCCACAATGCAAATCTGGAGCAACCCATGGTCCCCATGAAAGCCCTCGTCGGCTTCTCCCTGGCTGACGGCTCGGCAGCCGCCGGCGCCACCTTCAACGCCAAGGATGCCAAGGCCGCTGATTGCCTGGAGGCGGCAGGCGTTGCGGAGCGGGTGAAGGTCGAGAGTAAGGCCAAGACCGAATCGACAAAGGCCAGTGCGACCACTTCCGCCTCCTGACCTGTTCGAGGTCAGCGTCGCCAATATCGACCGCTTCGTCGCAGCTCACGATCTGACGGAGTGGCTGAGCGAGGCTTTCATTGACGACGGCGGGGGCCTCACGAACGAGGATCACGCGCACCTTAGGCAGGCCAGCATCGGCACGCTCTGGACGACGGCCGCTAATTCACGTCAGGGCCGCGCCGTCATCGGCCAGGCTGAGGTGGGTTCGCCTCGCGCCATGGGCCGCTGGGCAAAGGCTCGCGCCGAGCAACAGGTCAGGGAGTGGTTCGGCCATATCCCCGACTTCATCCTGACCTTCAGCGCACCCTATGCAGCGCGAGCCACAGACGCTGAGTTCTGCGCCCTCGTAGAGCATGAGCTTTACCACTGTGGCCAAGAGCGCGACGAGTGGGGCGCCCCGAAGTTCCGAAAGAGCGGATTGCCCGCCTTCACCATGCGTGGCCACGACGTCGAAGAGTTTGTCGGTGTAGTTCGCAGATATGGCGCAGATGCCTCCGGGGTCAGGGACCTTGTAGAGGCCGCGTCCCATGAGCCGTTGATAGGCAGGGCATCGATCGCACAGGCTTGCGGGACGTGCTTGCTGAGGGCGGCCTGACCTAGACGGAGCCTTGACATCGACATGGCCAAGGAACGCCTAGCCCCAGAGGTTCAGACCTACATCGTTCAGGCGCTCGCCTGCTTCGACAGCCCCAAGACGGTAGCCGACGCGGTCAAGGCCGAGTTCGGCGTCGTCATCACCCGGCAGTTGGTCGAGACCTACGACCCGAACAAGAAGGCCAGCGGCGGCCTCGCGGCGAAGTGGGTCTCGCTGTTCGAAGAGACCCGCAAGGCCTTCCTGGAAGACACCAGCAGGATCGCCATCTCGCATCGCGCGGTCCGTCTCCGGGCGCTCCAGCGGATGGCGGAGAAGGCCGAGACCATGGGCAACATCGCCCTGGCGGCTCAGTTGTTCGAACAGGCCGCGAAGGAAGCGGGTGACAGCTACACCAACCGGCGCGAGCTGACGGGTAAGAACGGGGCGCCCCTGCCTGCGGCAGCGCCAGCCGTCGTGATGTACCAGCTACCCGACAATGGACGCGGCTGAAGCCACGGTCATCCGGCCGCAGCCGGGACCGCAAGAAACCTTCCTCGGCAGCTCGGCCGACATCGCCATATACGGCGGCGCGGCAGGCGGGGGGAAAACGTGGGCGCTGCTGATGGAGCCGCTCAGGCACATCGGCAACGAGAACTTCGGCGCGGTCTTCTTCCGACGCTCGACGGTCCAGGTCCGCAACGAGGGCGGCCTTTGGGACGAGAGCGAGAAGCTCTATCCGGTCATTGGAGCCACGCCGAAAGAGCACGTCCTGAGCTGGCAGTTTCCCTCGGCGGCGACGGTCAGCTTTGCTCACCTGGAGCACGACAAGACGGTCCTGAACTGGCAGGGCTCGCAGATCCCGCTGATCTGCTTCGACGAACTGACGCACTTCAGCCAGAAGCAGTTCTGGTACATGGTCAGCCGAAACCGCTCGATGTGCGGTGTTCGGCCCTACATCCGGGCGACCTGCAACCCCGACGCGGATAGTTGGGTCGCTGAGTTCATCTCGTGGTGGATCGACCAGGAAACGGGGCTTCCTATCGCAGAGCGCGCCGGGAAGGTGCGTTGGTTTGTCCGCATCAACGACGCGCTGATCTGGGCAGATGATCCGGTTGAGCTGGAAGAGAAGCATCCGGGCATTCCGCCCAAGTCGGCCACTTTCATTCCGGCCAAGCTGACGGACAATGCGGCCCTGATGGCTGCCGACCCCGGCTACATGGCCAACTTGCTGGCCCTGCCCAAGGTCGAGCGGGAGCGCCTGCTTGGCGGCAACTGGAAGATCAGGGCGGCGGCGGGTCTGCTGTTCAAGCGGTCGTGGGTGACCGTGGTGGATGCGGCTCCAACCGATCTGCGGATCGTTCGGGGCTGGGACCTGGCCGGAACGCCCAAGGTGGACGGCAACGACCCCGACTGGACGGCTGGCACGAAGATCGGTCAGTCCCGTTCAACAGGGCGCTACATCGTCCTGCACCACGTCAGGGAGCGGGACACGCCGCACAAGATCGAGGCGCTCATCTCGAACACCGCCTCGCAGGACGGGCGAGATGTCGAGATCAGCCTTCCGCAGGACCCCGGCCAGGCGGGCAAGGCCCAGGTCGCGACACTGATCAAGATGCTGTCGAGCTACACAGCCCGCGCCACGCCAGAGACCGGCGACAAAGAAACCCGCTTCGGCCCGTTCTCGGCGCAGTGCGAAGCCGGAAACGTCGACGTTCTCCGCGGCCCCTGGAACGAGGAATGGTTCATGGAACTGGAAGCCTTCCCGGATGCCGCGCACGATGACGATGCGGACAGCACGGCTCGGGCCTTCAATACGCTGTCGCTGGCGCCGCCGCCAGCCCGCAAGGTGAAGGTCAGCTTCTGATGGCGGTGAACGAGCGCGATCCTGCCTGGGCTGTCCATGCCGACGCCCGGAAGAAGGTCCACGACCTCCTGAGCGGTCGAGAGGATGCGCTGGGCTATGTCCGCGCGCTGCCGGGTCATGATGAGGCCACGGCGCAGCGGTTCCGAGAGGGGGCCTACTACCTGCCGGTCACGGCCCGCACAGCCGAGGCTTTCAGCGGCTTGGTCTTCGGCAAGACCCCGACGCGTTCGAACCTCGACGCTCTGGACGCCTATCTCGGCGACGTGACCGGCTCCGGCCAGGACATCGACCGCTTCGCCGAGCAGGGCTTCGACGGCATCCTGTCGACCGGCGCCGTCATGGTCCTGGTGGACTATCCCGACGCGCTGGCTGGGGCGACCAAAGCCGACGCCGAGGCCGAGGGTGTTAGGCCCACGCTGAAGCTCTACGACGCCACAGCGATCCTCGCTGCCCGCGTGCAGAAGGTGGGCGCGGCGCTGAAGCTCTCGCATATCCGGGTCGCCGAGCAGGTCGAAGAAAGGGACGAAGCTGACGAGTTCAAGCTGACGCAAGTCGGTCAGGCCCGTGTCCTGGATCTGGATGAGGCTGGCTTCTACCGGCAGCGCATCTTCCGTCAGATCAAGGGCCAATGGGCGCAGTTCGGTGAGACGGTCGAGCCCAAGCGCCAGAACGCCCGGCTGAACGTCATCCCGGCTTTCTTCAGCAACCCGCGTGACGGCGAGCCCAGCCCGGCCCGCCCGCCGCTGGACGACATCGCGGAGATCAGCGTCGCGCACCTGAACAACTCGGCCGCTCTGGAATGGGCACTGCTTTGGACGGCAAACCCGACGCCGATCTTCAAGGGGCTCGCCCTTGGCGATGATGAGGAGATCAAGCTGGGTTCGTCCGAGGGCATTGCAGTGTCCGCCGATGGCGACGCCAAGTTCATGGAGTTCACCGGTTCCGGCCTGTCGGAATTGCGTCTGGCGCTGGAAGCCAAGCGGAAGGACGCGGCCCTGATGGGCGCCCGGATGCTGCTGGAGACCGGTCGGGCGGCTATTGCGGCAGAGACGGCGCGGATCGAGAGGGCCGGGGAAACTTCCGTCGTCTCCGGCATCGCCAATGCGCTGTCGGACTGCCTGACGAAGGCGCTGACCTTCATGGCCGATTGGGCTGGCGTGTCGAGCGAAGGCATCCAGTACTGGCTCAACACGGATTTGAACCCTGCCGGCCTCTCTGCACAGGAGCTGACGGCGTTGCTGGCCGCCTGGCAGTCGGGTGCGATCACGCTGGAAGACCTGTTCGAGAACCTGCAGCGTGCTGAGATCGTGGACCCGGCGAAGAGCTTTGAGGATCACCGGGAGGCGCTGGACGAAGAAGGCGAAGGCCTCGGGACCGTGAAGGACGACGCGGCATGACGAAGGCTCGGGCGCGCGACGCCGCTGTCATCTGGTGTGATCGGGGCTGGCAGCCGGTCTATTTCGGCTTCTGCCCTTCTCGGAAGGCCTGGAGCCGCGAAATGCGGAAGATGGGCTGCAGGGAGCCGTATCCAGCCAACGACGGCTGCGCCACGACCTTCACGCAGAAGGACGGCAAGGTCTGCATCATCGTGACGCTGGGCAAGGCGCAGAACGCCGAGGGCCGCACCCGCGTCGAGATCGCAGGCCTGCTTTGCCACGAGGCTGCGCACATCTGGCAAGAGGTGCGCAAGGTCATGGGCGAGAAGGAGCCTTCCATCGAGTTCGAGGCCTATGCGATGCAGGCCATCTTCCAAGGGCTCTATCAGGCGTGGCTGGACACCGTTGCGCCCGACGAAATGCTGGCTCGGGGCGCTAAGCGGGAAGCCGCCTGATGGCCTCGCCCGCCGAGCGCCTGATCGACGAGGCGGTCAAGCACCGCATAGCCCTCTCACGGTATTCGACGGCCACCGTCCGCAGGGTCATCGCCCTGCTGAACCGCACCGATCAGCGACTGGTCGAGCGCATCCTTCGGGCCGACAACGAGGGCCGAGACCCCATTCAACTGGAGCGCCTGCTGGAAGAGGTTCGGGCGCTTCAGTCCGATGGCTGGACCGTCCTGCGTGGTCGGCTCAACGAGGACGTGGCGGCCCTGGCGGACGTCGAGCGGCTGTTCACTGAGCGCATGGTGCACTTCGGCCAGCGATCGGTTGGCCTAGCCACGGTCACGAACGCACCGACAGCGGCCCAAGTGGTGGCGGCTGTGATTGCCAGACCCTTTCAAGGCCGGTTCCTG